CTTCTTTGGTCACAAATAAAAACTACAGGGATAGGACAAATTATTTCTGTTATAACTTTGTTTTCTAATGGAGAAATAGGTGCTGAGCCTGATTATGAATCTTTTGCTTTAGGTACAACACTTTTAGATAGTATTAGTCCTTATAAAATTGCGTTATATTTTAATACAGGTAGTGCAAATACTAATAATAATCGTTTAACGAATAATGATAAATACTCAGAAAGTTTAGCCCCTGAAACGCATAATTTAGGCAATAGAGATAATCGAGAATACGAAAGTGATGATCCTTTTAAGGTAAAAGTATATCCAAGTCAGAATTTTGAACCTTATTTCTCAAGTACTAGAACATCAACAACTAAAGCAGAGTTTGGTTCGTATAGATCTTTACCAAATGGAAATGCTTACAAAGTTCCTTGGGAATTAATACAATTCATGAAAGATGGGGATGATAAAGCAAAAGCAGATTTAAGAATTAAATTACGGAAAATAAATCATTCTTATCCTCAACTTTGTCATTTAAAACAAAGTCCACAGGTTGCACCTCTTGGTGTGTTTCGTAAAGTCAATAAAAATGAAGAGTTCTATTATTCTCTTACATCTACGGATGAAAGTTGTTTTATTCAAGAAACAGCAGAAGGTAATGCTAAATATAATAAATTTTCTCCTTGGGGATCTGTAGATGCAAAAAATTCTATAGATGGAATTAGAGAAATAGTAGATGATAATGTTTCAGTAGGAGATCAATATTTAGTTGGATCAGCTATCGTTATTTGCACTAAAGTTGATAATGGAGATAGATGGGAAGATACTGATATATCGACACCTATGGATAAAACATGGACTTTTAAAGTAGAAGAGCCTGGTTATATAATGTTTACAGATTATTATTCACTTGCTAAACCATACGCTTCTGCCAATATCCAAAGATTAGCTATTGCAAGTGTAAATAATGTTAAAGCAGCACGTATTACAGAAATAGGTATAAAAAGCAAAGTATTTAAAAGGATTAACGGTTTTCCTAATGTTAATGCTGTGCCTTCTAGAGAAAGAGTTGAATATTATGAAAAAAAGAATACAAGTGTAGGAGTTGGCTCTATTTCTACATATACAAATAGAATTAGTCTTTTTAAATTAGAAGCAAGACCTGTAAATTCTAATATTGAATATCAAAATATTCTTGGTGCAGATGTTCTTGCTATAAAAGGTAGTTCTCCCGTAGCTCAATACAATACAATAACAATAGATAGTCATACTCATCCGGCTAAATATGAATATAGATTTGTTCCTGTATCTAATAATATTGCCTTACATGGACCCGCTTTTGGTGTCCAAACGATTTATGTTCTAAGTCATGCAGAAAAATTAGTACAAAAACATCAGTTTACGTTTACAAATGTAGGTTTAGAAAATGCACCTGACAATTTAACTATCAGTATATATTTTCATGCAAGTGTCTTATTTCTTCCAGAGGTAGAGACTCCAAATAGAAATACAGATAATAAATATTGGACACGCGGAGTTTTAGGGATTGATCCTGATACAGGAGAAGAAGAAGAACCTGTTGCTCCTGTTGGATCTGCAATTACTGGGTTAGATAAATATGAAGAAGGGACAATGCCTACGGATGCTGCTGATTGGCAAGATTTTCTTCCTCTATGGCAATTTAATGATTACATCGTGGAAGTTGTTTCTGGTGTTTTAAATGGAGGATCTAATGACGCTGGAGTTTTTTATGGGATTACTCCTACAGTTGCTGGAGGAGCGTATGTTTCAAGGTTTCCTACGGATAGTCCTGATCTTTGGGACGATGTTTACACAAGCTCAACGGGTGAAACTGGACCTTTATTAGGTCCGACTGTAGGCGTTTTGCAAAGGAAAAATCCTAATAATCCTGCCGAAGATGAATATGTTTTCTATTTACCAGAAGGATGGAAACAAGAAGATGAAGATACCATTTCTATTTCAGTTTCATCTGGGAGTACAAATATCCACTCGTATTACACAAGACCAGTTATTAACCCTCAAAAAGGAAATCTTCAATTTAGGTATAAAGTCGTAAAAGCTAGTGAAACAATTAATAGTAGTCATGTCAATGATGCAACCCCGCCTCAAGGAAAATGGGAAATTTTTACATATCCAGAAGGCACTTCTGGTCTTAGACGTGCAACCCACGCTTTTAAAGCACAAGTTAATATGGGTGCAACGGTAACTACATCTGATCCTATTGTTTATAACAATTCATATGGAACAGGAGATGGTCAGATTGAAAATTTGGCAGTAGGAAGCACAGGAACTGGTTTAGTAATTGAAGTTACAAAAACATGGACTGGAGCAGAGGCTAACCCTGATCAAGTGCATTATTCATGGACAGTTATTAATCCAGGTGATGGTTATTTTTCTGGTGAGCAAATAGTTTTACATGGTCAATATGACGACCTTGTTATTACTGTCACGGCAGCAGAAAAACCAGAGCCAATAGTAAAAGTTTCTGAAGATTTTCATTCTTCATGGACAGTTACAGATGCAGAAGCTTCTAATCGTTACTGGAATAATAAAAATTTAAATCCTCATCATGTAATGTCTGATCATTATCTTTATGATGCAGAAGCTTCTAGTAATGATGACTCACCTGAACATTCTATTTGTTTTGTAAATGAAATTGTAAATACTAATTCAGAGATTACTTATCGAAATCTTGCTACTGCTGGAATTAGAATTAGCAGTACAAAAGAATTTACTGCTTTTAGTCAACTTTCAGCCTTTATTAAACAAGGTATTAAAGTTACTCAGTTAATTGATGATTATGGTAATTCTACAAATACAACAGTAAAGAAAAGTTCTAATAATTTTGTTGAAATAGTATATGATTTATTAACAAATAAAAGTTATGGTGTAGGAGATCTTGTAGGAGTTTCGGGTGTTAATACTTACTACATGCGAGAAGCGGCTAAATACTGTTATGCTAATGGATTTACTTGGGACGGAATTATAGATAGTAGTACAAATTTAAGAGAATTTATCTTTACTCATGCTGGATATAATTTATTAGATTTTACAATTATTGGAGGATTGTTTGCTTTGCGTCCTTCTTTCCCTACATATGATGGTGGAACAATTGATATAGAAGCAACAGTTCCTCCTTTTAACTCCTCTCCCGCAGATCAAAATGGAAAAATTGAAATTAAAGCATTATATACAGATGGAAATATGCGTAATTTACAGGTTTCTTTTTTAACCCCAGAAGAACGTCAAATGTTTAAAGCTACTGTTTTATATAGAAAGCAAGAAATTAACGGATTCCCTGAAACAAAGGTAACAACAATTGCTATGGTTGACGGCAATCAAAATTCTATTGAAAGTTTAGAAGCTTTACCAGAAGAAGTTTTTGATTTAAGTGGCTGGTGTACTTCTGTTAATCATGCAAGAAGATTTGCTGCAATAGCTTTAGCAAGTAGAAAGAAAATTGATCATGGAATTGTTTTTGAAACTACGCCTACATCTGTTTTAGGTTTGCTAGGCGGAGATTATATAAGGGTTATTTCAGAAAATACACATAGCAGTCGTTTCAATAATGGAAGTATTGATGCTGATGGTTTTGTTACGTCAAGAACTCCTATTTCTGGAGAGATTGATATTTATTGTTGGACACCAGGGACATTAGGAAATATAAGAACAGACGAAAAGTTAACTGTAGGTGCAGATGGAAAAGCAACGACTGGACTTAGAAATGTTTTATTTGCTCAAGTTGATACGACAGAAGAAAATAGAATTTATAAAGTTAATTCAATAACGTATGGAGAAGAAGGTTTCGTTAGTGTAGGAGCAGCACATGTTCCCTTAACGAACGATAATAAATTAGCGGTACTTGCTAATACAGATCCCACAAAAGAATCCTTTGCATCAACATTCTTCACATTGACATAACAACATGGCTTCTATTGGCTTTCCTATATACGTTCCACCATCAAGCAGAAGTTATTCTCCTGGGACGTTTCCACAACAAACGTTTGAATCTCAAAATGGTGCAAAAACTGTTTTAAGGTATGGAAGTAAACGGGTTAATGCAACTTTAACTTTAGGTTTTGCAAATATTGAGGATGCTCTTGCTGTTTTGATTCTTGAAAATTATGAAGCAGTTAACGAAGCATGGGATTCAGTTACGTTTGGTTCTACTAGCGGATTACAAGGAATTAGTGATGCAAAAAGAGGAACAGATGATTATGGAGTTATTCGTCCAGAGGCTACAAATGGTTTAACTGATCATATTCAAGAGGCTATTTCTGGGTTGAAATGGAGATATTCTGGTCCTCCAAAAGTGACAAGTACGTTTAAAGGTAGAAGTAATGTTAGTTGTAGTTTTGTTGCTTGCCTAGATTCACCGTAGAATAGACTCAATGTTTTAATTTAAGGTCGTGGGTTTTTATTCAGGCAGGGATGGAGAACTTTATGTTGCTGGTACGAAGGCAGCAAAAGTTCAGTCATGGTCTTTCTCTAGCTCAATGGCGGTATTGGAAACGACCTCATTAGGCGATACAGATAGAACACTTGAATCAGGTGTTAGAAGCTATAGCGGAAGTGCAAGACTGTTTTATTACGTTGAAGCTCCTGGCTCTGGAGCTGACTCAAACCTAAATACAATTTTAACTTCTGCGATTAAGACAGGTAGTGAAGCAGGTGATGGTGAAAATGACAAATCAACACAAGTTGTTTTAAAGCTGCGAATGATAACAGGCTCAACAGATGTTCGAGATATTCAATTCTCTGTCTTTATTACAGGTGTTTCAATGAATAGTGCAGTAGGAGAAGTTGCTTCTGCGGATATTAGTTGGGAAGCTAATGGTGCTCCTTTTGGCAACACAACTTTGGTTAATTAATGGGTGTTTATTTTGGTCAATGGGGTGAAGTAGCCCTTAAAAGAGATACGCTTCAATCTGCTTTGCAGACGAAGTTAGATCCTTTTGACGTAAACACATCAACAAAGAGATTTAGTGTTGACCATAGTTCTGGTTCGTTAATTAGTGGAGATGAAGTAGAAATAGAAACGGCTGATGGTTCAACACTTGAATTAGTTAACGGTCACAGTTATCCAGATGGAAAATGGTTTATTAATGTTGATCCTGTTGGTGGAATTCGTTTATATGAAACTTTTGCAAAAGCAATTGAAGGTACAACTACTAATGCTTTAGCTCTTGTTACTCCTAGTTCTGCTAAAGATATATTAATTCGTACTAGAAATGAAAGATTTAGGCATGTAGCAGGTGTTAGAGAATTTGAAATGACAACGAGTAGGGAGCAAGTTGATTTAACAAACCTTGGAGATGAATTTAGGAATCAATATGAAGCTGGCTTAATTAGTGGTCAAGGATCAATGACCTGCATCTGGGAGCATGATTATGACACAGGAGACCGAGCAAATAATTATGGAGAAGACCCAGAATTTCCTTTCTATTTAGCTCAATTATTGGTTCGTACTCAACAAGGGTCAGATTTTGATGGATTGTTTTATATTTTTCGTGATCCTGATAATGCAAGAAAAAATGTTTTTTATGAAGCCAATTGCATTATTACCAATATTGCTGTAACGGTGTCTGTGACTGAAGTTATAGAGACTCGAATAGAATTTGTAACAAATGGAGTAATTAGATTAAAGACAGGAGATACACCAGGATTCTTGTTACAAGAAAACGCAGATAAGATATTACAAGAAAATCAGAGTCGCATATTGCTTGAAGAGGTTTAAACTGCTGATATTGGTATTTAGTTAGTCGGCAATGGCAGATCTCAAGATCACTACTTTACCTGCTTTAGCAGAAGCAGGAATTCAAGCAACAGACCCATTAGCCATTGCTGATGTCAGCGCAACAGAAACCAAAAAGGTAACTGTTAAAGATCTTATTGCTGCTGGTGTTGCGGTAATTGATGACGGAGATATACCTGCTGCGAAGGTTGGGACATTAGGTACGAACCAAGTAGCAAGTGCAGCTATACAAGCTAATGCTGTGACGGCTGCCAAGATTGCAAGTGGAACGATAACTGCAACAGAAATAGCTAATGCAACGATAACTGGAGCGAAGTTAGTTAACGATACTGTTACTGCAACACAGATAGCTGCTAATGCGATAACTGCTTCTGAGTTAGCTGATGATGCTGTAGATACTGCGGCTATTGCTGCAAACGCTGTAACAACTGCAAAGATTACAGATGCCAATGTTACTTATGCAAAGTTAAGTCTTAGTAATGGAGATATTCCTGGGGCAAAAATTGCAACAGGTGGAATTACAGCAACACAATTAGCAGCAAACTCTGTAACTGCTTCTGAACTTGCTGACGATGCAGTTGATACAGCAGCCATTGTTGACGGTGCTGTTACAGCAGTAAAGATTGCAACGAATACAATTACTGCTAATCAAATAGCTGCAAATGCTATTGGTGCTAGTGAGTTAGCGGATAATGCTGTTGATACGGCTGCTATTGCAGATGGAGCTGTAACTGCTGCAAAGCTTTCTGGTACGTTAGCTGCTACTTCAATTGCTGATAATGCGGTAACAACTGCCAAGATTCTTGATGATGCAGTTACAAGTGCCAAGCTTGCAGCAAACGCCGTTGATGCAACTGCTTTAGCTGATAACGCTGTTGATGCTGGAGCAATAGCTAGTAATGCTGTCACTGAAGCAAAAATCGCTGCAAATGCTGTTGTTAATGCCAAGATTGCCGATGGAACAATTACAGCAGCAAAATTAGCAACTGGAAATATAGACAGGTCGTTGAATGTAGCTAGTGGGAATCTTGGAATTAATAACGCTGTTACAGGAGGAGCTAGTAATCGTTCAGGAATTACATATAACGCTCAAGGATTAATAACCGCCACAACTGCATTGATACCAGGGGATTTACCTGTTTCTAGTGTTACGGCTGTAGGAGGTGCATCCTTTCCTACTGCTGGAGGTCTTGCGATTACTGGAGCTGGTGCGGTTTCAATTGCTGCAACAGTTACAGGTACAACTAGAAGTGGAATTACATTCAATAATTTTGGACAAGTAACTGCTAGTACTGCTTTAGTTAGTGGAGATTTACCAAATGCAACTGCAAGTGCCACTGGTGCTGTTTCCGTTCCAACAGGGGGGCCATTATCTATAAGTGGCGCAGGCGCACTTACCGTTAGTAATTCAGGTGTAACTGCTGGAACAGGAACAAAAGTAACTGTAGATGCAAAAGGAATAGTTACTGCATTAACAAATATTGCTGCTGGAGATTTGCCAAGTCACAGTGCTGCCTTGTTAACAAGTGGGTCTGTTGATGCAGCAAGGATTGGAACAGATTCCATAACTGGATCAAAACTTGCAAATGCTTCGACAACGTTATTTGGATCTGTAGCCCAAACAGGTTTCCCAACATCTGAATTTACTGGACAATTCTTCTTTGATTCAGTATCTGAAGATTTATATATATATGACGGAAATGCTTATCAACCCGTAACAACTTTGACAAAAGGTTCGCTGGTTTTTGGAGGCACGTTTAACGCTTCAACAAGTAAAGTTGCAAGTGTAACAACCGCAGGTGCAGCAGCAGGTTTAAGCGTTGGATCTAATGTTCCGACTCCAACAACTTCGACTGATGGAATTTATTTAGTAGTTGAAAATGCTGGTACGCCAAGTGCTCCAGCTCCTGTAGTTGCATTAGCACCACCAGATTATATCTTAGGTGTTACAAATACATCTGGAAGTTCATGGGAAGAAATTGATTTATCACAAACAGTAGCTGGTCAGGTTGCAAGTAATATTACTTTTACGCCTTTTGGGCAACTTCAAAGTACAAATGTACAAGATGCTCTTGAAGAAGTAGAAACAGAAAAACTAGGACTTGCAGGTGGTACTGTTACAGGTCAGCTATTATTAGGTAATACTGCAACGCTTGTTTTTGAAGGTTCTAGTACAGACGCATATCAAACTACTTTAGGAGTTGTTAACCCAACTACAGCAGACAAAACAATACTTTTACCTAATACTTCTGGAACTTTAATAACAACTAACGATTCAGGTACTGTTACTTCAGCAATGATCGCTGCTGGAGCCATTGTTAATGCCGATATAAATGCTTCTGCTGCTATTGCTCTTACCAAATTAGAAGGCATAACTGCTGGAAGATTAATAGTAGGTAATGGATCAGGTGTTGCTGCTCAAGTTGCAATTACAGGTGATATTGGGATTACTAATGCAGGTGTAACTTCAATTGCTGCTGGAGCTATTGTTGATGCTGATATTTCTGGCTCGGCTGCGATAACAGGAACAAAGATTGCCACTGGTACGACAAGTGCCGTTGGTGTTCTTCAATTAACAGATAGTGCAGCTTCTACTTCTGCTACTACGGCTGCTACTCCTGCTGCTGTAAAGATAGCTAAAGATGCTGCTGATGCTGCCGCTACAACTGCCAATGCTGCGGTTGCAAAGTCTGGTTCAACCATGACTGGCAACTTAACGATTGATAATGCAAAAGAATTAAGGCTAAGTGAAGCAGATGGTGACGGAGCAAATTTCACAGGATTAAAAGCACAAGCACAATCAGCCGATATTGTTTTAACTCTTCCTGCTGTTGCACCTACAACTGGTCAAGTGCTCAAAAGTAGTTCTACAGCTACGACACTTGAATGGGCTACTGACTCTGCAACAGACTCAACAAAACTTCCTCTCGCAGGTGGAACGCTAACTGGAAATCTAATTCTTAATGCTCAATCTGATGTCAGATTTGCTGATGCTGATAGCTCACATTATGTAGCTCTTCAATCTCCTGGCACAATTGCTAGTAGCTTTACTCTTACTCTTCCTGCTACTGATGCTGCTGTTTCTGGTTATGTCTTAGCTAGTGATGGATCAGGAACTTTATCTTGGGTCGACCCAGGTTCAAGTTCAAGTCCTACTTTTACAGGGGATGCAACTCTTACCAACGATGGAGCTTTAGTTGGATTTTCAAATTTAAATGCAACTTATACAGGAAATACAAAAACACTTACAGTTACGGTTGCAAGCAAAACGGCTGCTCATAGATATTACGGATCTGGATCAAGTTCTGGTTACAAGATTGGAGGTAAAGAATCACCATTCTTAACTCTTACACCAGGTCGTACATATAAATTTGACCAAGCTGATAACTCAAACTCAGGTCATCCATTACGTTTTTACTTAGAGGCAAACAAAACAACTGCATATACAACAGGCGTTACTACTAGCGGAACTGCTGGTTCGGCTGGTGCTTACACGCAGATAGTTGTTTCAGATACGACTCCACAAATACTGCATTATCAATGCTCATCTCATGCGTTGATGGGTAATAGCGTTCAAGCCAATAGCAATATTGCTTCTACTGCTAAGACATTGGCAACGGCTAGAACTATTGGAGGCGTTAGCTTTGATGGATCAGCAGCTATAGATCTTCCTGGTGTGAACACTGCTGGTAATCAAAACACTACTGGAACGTCTGGAGGTTTTACTGCTGGTAATGCTAGTAATCTAGATTCAGGAACTGTCAATGTTGCAAGACTTGGATCAGGAAGTTCTGTTACCACCAAGTTCCTAAGAGGAGACAATACTTGGCAAACAATTTCTGCGACTCCAGAAGGAACAGCAATACTATCTACAGGAGAATCAGGCGCTACTAAATTTTTAAGAGAAGACGGCGACAATAGTTGTTCTTGGCAAGCTATTCCAGTTCCCACCACAATTACGGTTGCAGATGAATCTACAGATACCACCTGTAATGTTTTATTTGCGACTGCTGCCACAGGTGATTTAGCACCTAAAACTGGTACAAATTTAACCTTTAACTCTAGTTCTGGAGCGTTAACAGCTACAAGTTTTGTTGGTGCTTTGACTGGAGATGTTACAGGAAACGTAAGTGGTTCGTCTGGATCTTGTACTGGTAATGCAGCAACAGCGACTACAGCAACTAATGCTCAGGGGTTAACTGGATCGCCTAATATCACAGTTGGTACGGTTGGATGTGGTGCTATTACTGGCACGTCAACAGTGGCTGATTCAAAAGGTAATCTTAGGACAATTATTCAATCATCGAAGTCTTCTGCTTATACCCTTGTCGCGGCTGATGCTGGTAAGCATATTTATACATCATCTGGTGGTGTAACAATTCCAAACGGAACTATGTCAGCAGGCGACGCAGTTACGATAGTGAATAACAGTGGATCAAATATTACTTTAACGGCTTCTATTTCAACGCTTTATAACACGGCTGATGCAGCAACAGGTAATCGCACACTGGCTGCTAGGGGAATGGCGACTATACTTTTTGTAAGTTCTACAATTGGCTATATTTCAGGTGCTGGCTTGAGCTAACACTAGATTATTTCTACTTAATGGAGTTTTAAAATGGCTATTCATCAACTATTAGTAGGAGCTGGAGCTGCTGGAGTTACAGGAGATCAAGTACAGGCAAAAGGAGAAACAACTACATGGGCTAATCAAACTGCTGTAGCTTCCAATGCTACTGGAGGTGGCATAAGTAGTGCTACAGGTAGCGGATACCCTTCTAGTAAAGTTCAGTACCATAACAATGAATGGGACTGGGTTTGCCCTGCTGACGTAACGATGGTAGATGTTTTGTGTATAGGAGCAGGGGGTGGAGGTGCAGGTGGTGGATATGTCAGTGTTTATGTTCCTTATGTAGGAGATATTGAGGAGTATTATTGGGGGGGAGGAGGAGGAGGAGGGGGTTTAATTTATAAGAACAAAATCCCTGTTTCCGCAGGTACTACTTACAAAATTGGTGTAGGCACAGGTGGAAATGGTGGAACTGGTAGTTCTAGTGGACAAGGTAATAATGGGTACAAAGGAGGAAGAAGTTATTTTGCAACAAGTTCTACTATCTCTGGTGGAGTCGGTGGTGAACGAATACCTTCTGGAAATTATATTCAGGCTTATGGCGGTGGGGCTGGTAGCAAAACTAATGGTGGCTCAGCGTCTGGGGGTGCTTATGCTTCTTCTGGTACTGGCTGGACAGGAGGAACTGGGCATGATGGAGGCAATGGAGGGTTAGGCAGGACAGGGCTAGCAGGCGGTCCAGGCGGTGGCGGTGGCGGTGCAGGGTATAACGGCGATGGTGGACAAGGCGTTAGTTTTTATGGTTCTGCTACTCCTCCTACTAGAGGTAGCAGCGTAAGTGCGGGTGGTGGCTCTGGTGGTGGTGGTAGAGGACAAAGTAATAGCAACCTAAAAGCTTCTAGTGGTGGAGGTGGCACTGGCCCTTTAGGTTGGATTTCTACAGGGTATGCAACAATTTGGAATACAAATTCTTTAACTGGTCTTTTGCAAACCACCTATAACAACACTTCTTCTGAAGTTGGATTAGAAGGTGGTTATCATCCTTCAGGAGCAGCCTTTAGTGGTGGTGGAACGCCTAGCCAACTTTCGTACCATCCAAATTCAAATAATTATTTTTACCAAAAATGGAATGGTGGTTACGCTGGTGGAGGGGGCGGAGGGGGAATCTATTCCCAAGTTGGTGGAGGTGGTGGTGCTGGTTCTGTTCGGATTTTATGGTCTAGCGAAGAAGATTACAGAAGTTGGCCTTCTACAAATATTAGGGATATGTAATTATAATTAAATTAAATATATTAATTCTGAATGGAATACCTTAATTCTGAAACAGGAGATTGCTATACATTTCCTCAGTTAAAAAGAGCTTTTGATGATTTGCGTGTTAAGGCTTTTACTTCTTCTTTTACTGTAGAAGATTGGAATCCTTTATTCAAAGAAGTAATTGTAGAAGTTACTCCAGTAGCAACTAGAGGTCAAAAAATAGTAAGAGATGGAGTTTATATAAAAGATGAAAAATATTATACTAAATGGATTTCTGTTGAATTAACAGAAGAAGAAAAAACAATAGAGTATGACCAACGATTAGCAGCACAACTTCAAGAAAGAGATTGGATGTTACAAGAGACGGATTGGACACAACTATTGGACTGTCCTTTGTCTGAAGAAAAAATTGTAGAATATAAAGAATATAGAAAACTTTTAAGAGACATTACTAAAGACAGCAAGTGGCCTTGGGATCATGAATTCCCTAGTAAGCCTCCAGTAAAAGAAACATAATATGCACATTTATGATAACTCTAATTATAAAAAATTATTCTCTATAAGCAACGATCAATTAGTAACTTTAGAGAATTTAGTTAATAGTGAAACTATTGAATCTTGGAACGCCAGAACGTATAGACAAGATAGAAATAATGTTCAAAAAGATACTAAAGCAATTATATTTAAAGATATAAAAATCAAAAAAATTCAAATTCAAAAAACAGAAGCTTGTGAAAGATATTCACTTGTTGACGAAATAATTGCTCAAACAGCAAAAGTTTTAAATATAAAAAAATATGTTGTAACACATTCTTTATTAGCAAATTTGCCAGCAGGAAAAAAAATTGAAAAACACACTGACTCTAAAGGTATTTTTCAGTTTACGCATAGAATTCATGTACCAATAATTACTGATCCAAAATGTGAATTTATAGTAGAAAATGAAAAAATACCAATGTTAAAAGGTGATGTTATTGAAATTAATAATTTAAAATATCATCAAGTTACAAATAGATCTAATATTGATAGAGTTCATTTATTGTTTGATTTTAAAGAAGATTTATCTTGAAAAGAATTGTAGTCGCATCTTACAAAAAATCAGGTGCTACTTGGTTTCGTTTTCTTGTTTATGGAGCCGAAAAAGGTTTACCAAAATCGTCATTTGAGATTGACCAATTTTATCCTCATGACGATAGTAAATATGTTTGGCCCGTGAATACTAAAAGAAGTTTCTTGAAAACACATTGCAAATACGAAAGTAACAGACTTACTTTGACAGATAATGAAGGTTCAATTCTTATTGTTAGAAATCCTTTAGATATTTTATTTTCATGGCTTTCACATAAAAGAATTAACGGATGTTTAATTTATAAATCACATAATGTTGCAGGGCAATTTTCTATGATGAATGAAGAACTTGAAAAAATGTATTCTCATTACAATTCGTGGAAAGATCAAGCATCAATAATTATAAAATATGAGGATATGTTGAAAGATATACGTGGAACCTTAAACAAGGTAAATAATAAATTATTTCTTGATTGGTCTGAAAAAGATATTGATAATGCTATTGCTTCAGGTAAAAAAGAAAGAATGGCACAAATTGAAGAATATGAAATTAAAAATAAAATAACAGAAGGTTTTTTCTATGAGTTAAGAAAAGCAGATCCGTATATCAATAGAGGTGAAAGATTTATAGGAGGCAATAGAAGGAAAGAGGATTTAGAACTATTTCTTGATAAGTTTAAAAATACTTTTTTTGATTTGTTTACACCCTTAGCAAAAGAACTTGATTATGACCTTGAATCAATTATTGAGGAGAATAAAAAACGTGTAGGTTTAGCATGATCTAGTGCTGGCCGAACAGGTCAAGGATAGACAGTAGGTATATAATTTGGTAACAATGTATTATTTTTATGGCTGATCGCAATCAACTTGCACAAGAAAAAGCAGGTTTAATCCAGCAAAGAGATGAAATTGTTAGTAATTACAATGCACAAGTAAAAGAATTGTTAAAAGATTTAAACGCTACAACTGAAGCCAGCCTTGCTCCTTTAAACAAACAAATTAGAGAGTTAGAGTTGAAAGTTCTCGAATTAGTAGATCAAGAAGCTGGAATTGGTGGTGAGGCTTGTCCTGCATGATTAAAATTCTCACCTATATAAATACTGCTGCTCTTGTGGTAGCAGTAGGTGGTGGTACGTTTCTTTATACACAACGCACAAAGATTACTAATCAAATTATTGATCAGGCTTTGACTGTTGTTAAAGAATCAATGGTAAAGATGCCAAAACCAGCCTTTCCTAATAGTACTGGCCCTGTTAATCCATTTTCAAAATGATTCAATTTAAGTCATTTAATGGCCTAACTTCTTTAGTATTAGGCGGTGGTTTGATAGCTACGAACTTTATGAGTCTTTCTTTATTGGCTCGTAAAGATTCTGGCATCCCTGATATAG